CAATGACAGAGATGTGGAATTTATACAATTCAAACGATGGTTGGAAAAATTGTATTCTAGCAACGAAGGTGTATTGTCGCTAGACTATAAGAGTTGTGAGATGATGAGCGATGACTTATATGCTCAGATTCACACAAAGTATCCAGACCGTGAGGTTTGGATTGAGGTCTCCGAAGACGGAGAAAATGGTTCATTTATTAAGTACTAACTATAAGAGGCTGCAATGGCTAAAAATTATAACGATATCAACTATCTCGAAACTCGCCCCGACATTGTCAAAATCTTTGACGACTTGGAAGCATTCCATAACTACTGTCGTTTGGAATTGATTGAATTTAACGAAGCTCATCTTTACAATAGAGAAAGTTGGCAATGGCGTAACTATGAAAAGAGTACACGCCCACGTAAACCGTGGAACGGTGAGAAAAAGCCTTGGAGTGGTGAGCGCAAGCCTTATCAAGGCAATAAGCCACGCTATAACCAATGACAATATTTTTAGTTGATTTAGAATCAGTTGAGACAAGGTATACGGGTCAATGGAAGACCCATATACCTAAATTATTAAAAAAGGCAGGTCACAATGTTCAAATTTTATCTGGCCCTGCGGATATTCCTTCAGCCACTACTCCTGGTGCTTTCCTTAATTTTGGCGGTACCAATGTTTATAAGTCAGCACAAGTGGAGCAGATGGGCCGCTTATTTTGCAACGGAGCCGTTCATCCCGGCGATCACTTTATTTTTACTGATGCTTGGCACCCGGGTATCATCAACTTAAAGTACATGAGCGAGTTGCTGGGCATTCCAGTTGTTACACACGGACTTTGGCATGCAGGTAGTTATGATCCACAAGACTTCTTAGGACGTCTTGTAGGTGATACACCTTGGGTTAGAAATGCTGAAAAGAGTTTCTTCCATGCGTTTGATCACAACTACTTTGCCACAGACTTTCATATTGATATGTTTGCTCATAATCTACTAAGCATAGATTATGAAACAGCAAAACTGTCATATATTAACAGCAATAAAATAGTGCGTACAGGTTGGCCTATGGAATATATGGAAGATATTTTAAATCCGTATAAAAATATGCCTAAAAGAGATCTCATATTATTTCCGCATCGCATTGCTCCAGAAAAGCAAGTTGAAATCTTTCGAGATTTAAAAGAACATCTACCACAGTATGAATTTATTGTGTGTCAGGATCAACAGCTAACAAAAAATGAATATCATAACTTGTTAGGTGAAGCAAAGATAGTGTTCAGTGCTAATTTACAAGAAACATTAGGTATTAGTTGTTATGAAGGTGCTGTAGTAGATGCTATTCCTATGGTGCCAGACAGACTTAGTTATACAGAGATGTATTTTGATACTTTTAAGTATCCTAGCAAGTGGACTGAAAGTTTTGATGCCTACACAGTATATAGACCAGATATATGCTCTAAAATTATAGAGCACATGGATAACTACAAGACTCGACTCCCTATGCTTAACAAACAAAAGGAGATGTTATATGAGCAATTCTTCTCAGCAAACAGAATACTTGACAATATCCGATGATAATATCGGTGATATAACTATCGATGTTGGTTATGATTATGCATCTTCAGATACTATAACTATATCTGGAGGTAGTGGTTCTAATCAAATTTATATTGACAACAGTACTATGTACACTACCCCAGGTAATATTAGTACAGTAACTCTTGGCCCAATTAGCGCAACTGATTTAGAATCTTTTATTTTTAATCCGCCTGAAGAATGGTCAAATAGTTTTCCGGAATGGGATCGAATACAAAAAATGTGTGACATTTATCCAGGTCTTAAAATTGCCTTTGAAAAATTTAAGACTACTTACAAACTTGTAAAGGATGATTATGATAATCCAGACACTCAAAAATAAATTCCTTAGTTTTCTTGAAAAAGCCGGCAGAAAGAGAATTATATTTGACCGTGTAGATAACGAACCTTATTTGGAAAGATATTATCTTTTCTTAAAAGAAAGAAAAAAATTTCCATTTAATGTATTTTTACACAAGTTCCTAAAAGGAGATCCGGATGATGTCCACGATCATCCGTGGCCATATGCTACATTAATATTAAAAGGTGGATACTACGAATGGGTTCCACAATTTGTTAACGGGGTTATGATTGGTGAACATCGTTTATGGCGTGGGCCAGGTCATTTCCGTGTTTGCAGTTCTAATTCATATCATCGCATTGAGCTTAAGGACGGTGTAACAGCTTGGACTTTGTTTATGCCGGGGCCACAAAAACGAGAATGGGGATTTCTTGTAAAGAATAAATGGATACACAATGACAACTACTTACGCAACAGGAAAACACACAATATCTAACGGCGGTTATCAAGCAGGATACGGGCCTACTCCGCCAGCAGGAAATGTTACTATAGCTACTAACAGTATTGGAGCTGTTGGATCTACTGTATCAATCTTTGGCGGTGGGGGTGGGGGATCTGGGCAAGTTTATACAACCAATACCACTGCCGGCCAGTTTTTAACAAGTGCTACTAACGGAACAAGTTGGGCCAATCCAAATGACAACGTAATGATTGTTAAACAAGATCCTGCTAGTTTGGAAGTCAAAGGTAAGATGATACTTAACGGACAAGACTTAGAAGAACGGTTAAACACAATTGAAAAAGTCTTGTGTATTCCTGAAAGAGATATTAAACTAGAGAAAAAGCATCCAAAGCTAAAGAAGTTGTATGACGACTATATTAATGCATTGGGCAAATATAGAACATTTGAATCAATTAAAGGAGATGAGGAATGAGAGAGTTACACCCTGATGTAGCGCACACTGCTAAAGAAATGGTTATTAAAGAAAACGAAGGATTTAGAATTCGTTTAGAAAAATGGGAATCTATTAATCCTAAAGGGTTGTTCAATATCGACCTTATTCAAGAAAGCCTTGATGAAGATGGGGATGTATGGCAAACTAGCACATATAATTTTCATATGACTAAAGAAGAATTACAAACATTAGCCTACGGTTTAACTTCATGAAAAAAGTCTATTACACTTGGCAACAAGTAGAAGGTGCGTGTTTAGACATTGCTCGACAAATGTCAGCAGACAATTGGAAACCTGATTATATTGTTGGCATTACTAGAGGCGGTGCTGTTCCTGCTATTTTATTGAGTCAATACACAGGCATTCCAATGCGCCCATTACAAGTTAGTTTGCGTGACGGCGGAGACTGTGTAAGTGATTTAGGCATGGCCGAAGACGCAATAGGTTCTGTCCCGTTTGATCGTAGAGCAGAGTTTGGTGGTAACAAGTGGGTTGAGAAACTTAAAAAGAAAATTCTTATAGTTGACGATATTAACGATACAGGCGCTACTGTCGATTGGATTAAACAAGATTGGCCAAGCGGCTGTTATCCGGACGATACTGAATGGAATCAAGTATGGGGTGATAACGTTCGATTTGCAGTTCTAACGCACAATCAATCAAGTGAATTTAAAGATCCAGATTACAGTGTTTGGAACGTTAACAAAGCAGAGGAAGACTGTTGGTTAGTTTATCCTTGGGAGGAATTTTGGTTATGATTAAATCTGTAGTAAAATTAGTTGTTGCATTACTAGCAATTGTTCTAGTAATAGTTATAGGACCTATTTTAGGAATTTGGTCTTTAAATACCTTATTTCCAGTTTTAAAGATTCCGTATGCGTGGGATACTTGGCTGGCATTCTTACTGCTGTTTGGTAGTATGACTGGATTACGATTTGGAGGCGGTCGTGGAAGAACCTAATTTAACTCCTGAAGCAATTAGAGAAAAAATTGCAAAAGTTATGAAAGACTTACAAGCCTTGCAATCTACAGGCGATGTAGGTCGTAGATTTGAAGTGCTGTCGGAGTACAAAGAATACCTCGAAGAAGAGTTAAAAGAATTACAAAGATCTATCAAATGAATTTTGAACATACAGTTAGGATAGATTGGGATAATCAAAGTGTACCGTGGTGGAATGAATGTTGTGCTACGGTTTTAGAAGTATTTGGACTACCTGGTAATAGATTTATATATCACCCGTATGAAGATTACATGGAGTTTGAATTTAAATCAAAAAAAGATGCTGATATTTGTCGTATACTTTTGAGTGAAAAACTTTCTAAAAATTTTGCAAAAACCTAAATAAGACTGTATAATTTAACAATAGACATCCACGTCTATAACTCGGAGAATAATAATTGACAAACGAATTTAAACCAGATCCTGCACTCAATACAGAAATTGATAAAACTTTTGTAAAGGATACATTTGAAGACCAGTATGTGCCTTTACCCCAAAAGGTATACGTTAAAGCCGGCGAAATGATGAGCGACAAAGGATACGAAGAAGCGTATCTAGCAGATACAATTCGCTTTAAAATGAAACGTGACAATAAACGTTTCTGGGCAGGCGACAATATTAGCGATTATGTCACAGAAGAACATAAAGATAAACTTATCAACGAAGCAACAGAAGCATTTGAACTAGTGCTTGATCGCTTGCTGATTGATCGTGAAAATGATCCAAATAGTAAAGGTACAGCAAGACGCCTTGCTAAAATGTACTTTAATGAAATAATGGCAGGTAGATATGAACAAGCACCAGACGCAACAGCATTTCCAAATGACTCGCAGGACCGTTACGAAGGTATGTTAGTTGTCCGTAGCGAGCTTCGCAGTATGTGTAGCCATCATCACCAACCCGTTACTGGCGTTGCTTATATTGGTCTTATTGCTGCCGAGAAACTTATCGGACTTAGCAAGTACACACGCATTGCCCAGTGGTGTGCCCGACGTGGTACTCTCCAGGAGGAACTTTGCAATGACATTGCTAGGGAAATCGAAAAGGCCACAGGAGCCAAAGATCTAGGCGTATACATTCAAGCCACACACGGTTGCTGTGAGAATCGCGGTATTATGGCACATAGCTCACTGACACAAACTACGGTGCTTAAAGGTGCGTTTAAAGAAGATGGTAATACAAAGAAAGAATTCTTTGACAATATTAAACTTCAACAGGAGTTTGCCCCAAGATGAACGATGATTTAAAATTAGAAGAAGCGTATCAAAATTACTGGAAATTAACAGTAAATTTAATTGAAAATGGTAATCGACCGCTTTCTGTTGCAGGCGTTATGTTAGCACAAGCCCTTAGCATTTATAAAACCATACTCAAACCTAATGAATTTGAAATGATGATTGATACTATTTCAGATTCAAGAGACGATGTAAAAATTATTAAAATAGAGACCAATTTACAATGACTCCGCAAACACCAGCACAAGGAATTTTAGTACACAGAGATTACGGCGATGCCAAACACTATTCAATTATGTGTGAATGTACAAGTACTGACCATATGCAAAATGTGTGGATAGAAGCTGAAGATGCTGGAGTTACTGTAACTATATACACACAACAGAAATCTCTTTGGTGGGGGTTAAATCGTTGGCAAATAATTTGGAAGTTGCTTACTAAGGGGTATATTGAAACTGAAGTTAGTACTATAATGGATGAACAACAAGCTCTTAATTATTCCCAAGCATTACGCTCTGCCGTTAATGATGTGGCAGAATTTAGAAAGCAAAAAAAAGTAAAAGCTAGCAACAAAGAAGTATCTAAATTAGCAGAGCAAGGAGATTGTGTATGAACAAGATACAAGAAATCTTAGATATTCTGCAAGAAGAATGTGGAGAATTAATTGTATCTGCTAGTAAAATTCGTAGATTCGGTTTAGACAATAGTTATAAAGACGGCGGTAGCCAGCGAGAACACTTGACTCAAGAAGCCGGTGATGTTATGTTAATGATACAACTGTTAGTTGACCATGGAGTTTTTAGTCAAGAAGATCTGTTAAGAGCAATCCAAAAAAAATCAGATAAACTTAAAATATGGTCAAAGATTTACGAAAAGGAAATCGTATGACAACAGCCAAACAGCTTGCAGATGAACTAATATATAGAATGAAAACCACCTCTTTGCAAAAATTTGAAATTAAAAGAGAGGTTGGAGAAAATTGGTTACCCAACGGAGTTGTTCCGTTTGATATAAGTGCAAAGAATGGTATTGCTACGTTTACAGTATGGGCGGAGAGCTATGTTGATGCAGAAGATCAAGTATCGATGTTTTTAGAAAGAAACGAAAATGAGTAAATTAAAAATTGCAGAATTATTTTATAGCGTACAAGGCGAAGGACGTTACATGGGTGTACCGTCCGTTTTCTTACGTACATTCGGTTGTAATTTTAAATGTGCCGGCTTTGGTATGCCTAGAGGTGAACTAAGCGAAGAGGCAAACAATCTTGCACTATTGCAAGACATTCACGATGAGCCTCTATTTAAAAAATATGAAGACCTTCCATTAGTTAGCACAGGTTGCGATAGTTATGCTAGCTGGCATCCTAGCTTTAAAGAACTAAGTCCAATGCTTACTAGTGATGCTATTGTAGATCGCATTATGGAAATTATTCCTTTCCACGAATGGAAAGATGAACATCTAGTCATCACTGGCGGAGAACCTTTACTAGGTTGGCAACGTGCTTATCCAGATTTGCTAGATCATCCTAAAATGGCAGGATTAAAAGAAATTACATTTGAAACAAACGGTACTCAAAAACTTACTCCGGAATTTAAAGAATACTTACTCAATTGGGGTATTGAATCAAGAGGATATAATGCATTAACATTTAGTGTTAGTGCTAAACTTCCGTGTAGTGGTGAGAAATGGGAAGAAGCAATACTTCCAGAAGTTGTTTGCGAATATGAACAAGTTGGTACAGCATATCTAAAATTTGTTATTGCCACAGAGCAAGACTTCGAAGATGCTAAACGTGCAACTGAAGAATATCGTGCGGCTGGATTTGCTGGACATGTTTATCTTATGCCAGTCGGCGGAGTAGAAAGTGTCTACGCATTAAACAATCGAGCAGTGGCTATTATGGCAATGAATGCAGGTTTACGTTATAGTGACCGCTTGCAAGTGCCATTATTTAAAAATGAGTGGGGTACTTAATGAAAAAAATAATTAGAAAGTTGTTTGGCATTGATAAAATAGAATTAGAAAAACAAAATCTTCAAGACGCTAGAGATAAGGCAATAGCAGAAACAGTTCTAGCACAAGAAAAAGAAGAGCTTGCAAAACTAACTCCAAAAGAACGTGCTACTAAAAAAGGAGAACCGTGGGTTTCAGTATTAGACACTAAAGTTAATAAGGATAATCCTCGTAACGGTTTTTTTGAGCTTGATTGGAATGCACACTTTATTTTAGATTTAAAAAAAGCTGGGTACGGGTTTGATGGGGATCCTGAAGAAGAAATTGTAGATCGATGGTTTCGAGATATTGTTAGAAATATGCTAACCGACGAAGGTATGGATGCTAGTCGTGGAGCAGGATTCATTAATATAAACAAAATAACTAAAGATAAATCAGAGGCTAGCTAATGGTAGTTGTTGATAAGAATGAATATATTGATTTATACGACTGGTCTTCTTTAATTAAACAAGAAGATATGAATCAATTAACTTCTGTAGTTAAACAAATTATTGACTCTGGCAATTATTTTAAAAATAGTCCAAAGTTTCAAACACAAGAAAACTTGTTTGCTCGCAACGAAGCAGTTTTTTTAAAAATGAGACAAAGTTTCATTTATTCTGTTTTTCAATTTTTAGGCGGTGAAGTTAAAATTAAAAACATGATGGCTTGGTGTTTTATGACCAGTCAAAACGAAGTTGAGGATAGAGACGACCTTTGGCACACACACCATTTGAGTAACAATAACGGAACAACTAATTCAATTAGCGGTGTTTGGTATGCGGATATTCCTAAGTCAATTACTAATCAAGATACAGCTGGCACAGAATTTTGTATGGATTGGCCAACCAAAAAAGATATTTTTTACTTAAAACCAAAGGAGTTGACTTGGGTCATATATCCTAGTAAAATATGGCATAGGCCTGGAATCATAGACTCAGATGATTACAGATTTGTTTTTGCTGCAGACATGGAATATTACATATGACATATATTTTGGTTGATACAGCCAATACTTTTTTTCGTGCTAGACATGTTGTTCAAGGATCTAGTGATATTAAGCTAGGAATGGCTTTTCATATTACCTTTAATAGTATTAAAAAAGCATGGAATGACTTTGAGGGGAAACATGTAGTGTTCTGCCTCGAAGGTCGTTCGTGGCGTAAGGACTTTTACGAGCCTTATAAACGTAATCGCAGCGAAACTCGTGCAGCTATGACTGTTAAAGAACAAGAAGAAGATAAATTGTTCTGGGAAGCATTTGATGAATTTAAAAACTTTATCATTGAAAAAACTAACTGTACAGTTTTACATCATCCACAACTAGAAGCAGATGATTTAATTGCTGGATTTATACAAAGTCATACCGATGACAATCACGTAATCATTTCAACTGACAGCGACTTTTATCAATTAATTGCTCCAAATGTTAGCCAGTATAATGGTGTACAAGAACATCATATTACACACGAAGGTATTTTTGATGCAAAGGGTAAACGTGTTGTTGATAAAAAAACAAAAGAACCAAAAGAAGTTCACCCAGAATGGTTATTGTTTGAGAAGTGTATGCGTGGTGATACCAGTGATAATGTCTTCTCGGCGTATCCGGGTGTGCGTGTTAAAGGCACAAAAAACAAAGTGGGTCTTACTGAAGCGTTCGAAGATCGTAAAAGCAAAGGCTATTCGTGGAATAATCTCATGCTGCAGAGATGGGTTGACCACGAAGGTGCAGAGCATCGCGTCTTAGATGACTACGAACGCAATCGTCGATTAATTGACCTAAAATATCAACCAGAAAACATTAAAGAACTTATTAGTAAAACTATTAAAGTCGACTGTGTTCCTAAGGATGTAACACAAGTTGGTATTCGTTTATTAAAGTTCTGTAATGCATGGGATATGAAAAAGGTTGCAGACAATGTTCAGCAATATGCAGAACCATTCCAAGCCAAATACCAAGGAGAATAATATGGCAAAATTAACTAAACTAACAAAAGTAAATGAGAACATCAGTCTCTATCGATATGATAACGGTTGGATGGTTGAGATAGGTGGCAGAGACAAAAAAGAAGATTGGAAAACCGCTAAGATTATGTGCAATACAGAAGAAGAATTAATTGCGCTGATCAAAGAATGGAATTCTATGGACTTAGACAACTAAGGAATATTAATATGGCTAACTGGAAAATTTCTACTTATTATAAAAAATCATGCGAAGAACACGAACTTTATACTAAAGATGGAATGACTATTCGACGTAAAACTGGTTTCCGCTGGGCTAGTTTTTATGTTGAAACATCTGATGATAATCCTCCAGAGTTTGAGTTCGAGTTTGTACCGGGCGGAGATGGTCGAAAAGATAGTGTCAATATGTACAATCTATCAGGCCCTAACATTGAAAGTTCTGAACTTGAAGGAATGAATGACGGCTGTTGGGAAGATTATGACTGGCCTGAAGAAATGGACGACGACGAAATTCAACGATTAGAAGATCTCATTGCAGAAGAAAGTGCTTACGAAGTTCTAGAGGATCAAGAAGGTTGGATATTAGACGAAAGCGAAGCATGGTGCTGGGGTCCTATTCTTATTGAAGACGAAAATGGTAATCAAGTTAAAATTGTTATTGCCGACGAAGACGGAAAATGCATAGAATTTAAGGAAGAATAATGGGAAGCGGGCCACGTTTTAGCATCAGTACTACTAAAGGACTTGGATTAGCAGTATATTTTGATAGATTTCCGCACGAAGTATCGATTAATTTGTTAATTGGATTCTTTACTGTTTATATTGGATTTGGGAAAGGATACGACGATGTCTAAAGTATATCTCATCAAACCGCTTGAAAAGAAAAGCATTGTATGGCATGTAGAAATGTACCGTAATAATGCAGATGGTTCTATTAGCTGGTTTAATATTGACGAAACCTATCGATGGGGACAAGGTTTTATTGAAGCAGATTTAGATTGTAATCTGCCTTGGGAAGGTGATCCTGTAGCGTATACTAGACAAGATGCAGGTTGGGGTTGTGAGTTTGACGATAGCATTAATATTGAGTTTGAGTTTAGTGATGATATCGACGAAGAAGAACAAGAAGACATTAAAAACTCATACTATGAAGGTGGTGCAAGTTGGGTGTATGATGCTGATCATGATTGGATGGAAGAAGATTCTGCTGTACATATCATTGCTCCATATCAAGTCAATCTATGTGAAGACGACGGTACAGTTATCGAAGAAAATGTTAAACTTAAAACTAGACCAAAACCTAGCAATGCATGGCCATTTCCTAACAAAGGAGAAACACAATGACAGAAATTTATGCAAAACCAATCGTTGAAGGAAAGTTTTGGATCATTGAACAAGACGGAGAAAAAGTTGCCACCTTACACAAAAAAGAAAATAATAAATTTGTGTTGAGTAGTACTACTGGCGAAGTCATGTTTAATAAAAAAGATGATCTTGTAAAACAGTTTGGCAACGGGTTCTTTTTATCCAATGATAAAGTTAAAGTTACAACTCTTGAACCAAAGGAGTGTCATGGGTATCCAACTGTTTGTAAACCCTATAACTCTATGTATGATGTTAGAAGAAAACTTCCGCTGTTTACTAAATCTAATGCTAGCAAAAGTTTATACTGTGCAGGGTATTACATTATAAAATTTAACAAAGGTTGGGTTAAAAGTTTTTGCCCAAAAGCAATTACTATTGAACGGTATCCGTTTAAAGGACCTTTTAAAAATGAAATTGAGATGAAGGCAATTCTATCAAATGCAAAATCAAATTAATACTTTACCTTTATCACAATTTGCTCAGTTATTAAGATCAGCAGAATTGAGTCAATCTAAAGAAGTAAGAATTCCAATTGTTCAAGCACGGCTATTAAACTTGGCTTTATTAGAAATGTTAGAAAAGTCTAATAAAGACTACGAAACCATGTTTAATCAATTAAAACAAACGTCAAATACAGAAACTATATCTGTTTCTATGGACGGTGGTGGTTTCGAAACCAACAAATAAATGCTAAATATATACGTAGTTAATCAAAGAGATTATGTATATATGAGTAGACCGAAGCCTAAGATACTATTAGAACATATTGATAAAAAGACCTATAAAAGTGAACAAATTTTAGAGGCTGATGCAATTTGGGCTGTTTTCTATAAAGGCGAACCTTTTAACTTAAAAAGTTCTAATAGTTTGACAAGTTACCCCGGACCTAAATATAAAAAAGTAAGTTTTTCAAATCCAGGCCACGCACATAATTTAGCAAAAAAATTAAACCTTACATTTGGCTGCAAAGATTTTCAAGTAGTAAAATTAACCACTGGAACTATCATACCTTAATATGATAAATCGAGATGCTCTAACTAAAATTTTTTTAAAAGAATGGGGGAAGAGTGTTGACGATGCCAATGTACAACTGTACTCTCATAAATGGTGGCAAAGCAATAGAGTAAACAAAAAGAATGCGTTTAGACTTAGTGAAGATGGTTTTGAGTTTTTAACCAACGAGCTTAACATTAGAATGTATGAAGTTCCGTTTACCGAGCCAATTGATTTAAGTCCGCAAACTATTATCTTTTTGGAAAGATATATAGACTGTCCATATTATTTAACAAACCAAAGTATTACTGTATTTTCTGAACGTAAAAGTTTTGAGCTTTACTTGTTCTCGGACGATATTAGAAAATTTGGACTAGTTAAAGCAATGAACGAACGCCAAAAAGAGCTAGATCGTTAAAATTCTAGTTGACTTTTAAGACTTCTTCGCTTATAATAAGCACATAGCAAGTTATTTCAACCCCCCTTACTTTTTAAAGGAAATCAAATGAGCGAAGTTATTAGCCGCACCGTTGGGCCCAAGGCCGCTAAAAAGTCTCTACGCAAGGCGTTTAAAAACAAGCGTCCTATTTTTATGTGGGGCCCCCCAGGTATTGGTAAATCCGATATTATCAAGCAACTCGGTGTTGAGCTAGATGCTCACGTTATTGACGTTCGGTTGAGCTTGTGGGAACCTACCGATATTAAAGGTATTCCATATTTTGATTCAAACGACGGCACTATGCGTTGGGCACCCCCTTCAGAATTGCCAAGCAAAGATTTTGCATCTAAGCATAAGCATATTGTTTTGTTCCTTGACGAAATGAACTC